CACCAAGACCAGTATCTAACAGATATGTAACTGAAAGATCTGGAGCAAACGATGCAATTCACGTAGTTGTTGTAGACGACACGGGTGATGTTACCGGAGTTCAGGGTAATATTGTTGAGAGATTTGTATCGTTGTCTAAGGCTTCTGATGCTACTGCTGATGGAGACAATCCCACTAGGACTTACTATAAGGACTTCATTGCAAACAACTCGAAGTTTGCCTTTGCTGGTTTCAACCCATCGAATGCAGAAGATACTTATTGGAATACGATTCCAACAGCATCTGGTTTCTCAACTTCCTTCACACCTTACACAAACGCTCAAGGCCTTTGGGGTCAAGAAGCACAGGGTATTAGTTTCTCCTCACTGGGAAATGTAAGTTACACTTTGACTGGTGGTGTTGACTACAGTGCTAATAAGGGTATGGCTGCTGACCTTCCTGGTATTTTGGCTGGTTACAATCTATTCGCAAATAGAGATGAGATTGCTGTTGATTATCTAATCATGGGTCCTGGACTCGCTGTAGAAAATCAATCACAAGCAAAGGCAAATCTTCTAATCTCTATTGCCGAACAGAGAAAGGATTGTATTGCAACCATCTCTCCACACAGAGCTAACGTTGTAAATGTAACCAACACTACAACACAAACCTCGAATGTCCTAGGATTCTATTCACCTCTTCAATCATCGTCTTATGCGGTGTTTGATACTGGTTATAAGTACACCTACGATAGATTCAATAACGCATTCCGTTACATCCCAACCAATGGTGATACTGCTGGTTTGATGGTAAGAACTGCACTTAATGCATATCCTTGGTTCTCACCTGCTGGTCTCCAGAGAGGTGTTCTGAATAATGCAGTTAAGATGGCATACAACCCATCCAAGAATCAGAGAGATGAACTCTACGGTTCAAGAATTAACTCCATCATCAACCAAAGAGGTTCTGGTATTGCACTTTACGGTGACAAGACTGCTCTTGCTTATTCTTCGGCCTTCGATAGAATTAACGTAAGAAGACTGTTCTTGACTGTAGAACAAGCTCTTGAGGGAGCCGCAAACGATCAGTTGTTCGAACTCAATGACTCTAACACTAGAGCAAACTTTGTTAACATTGTCGAACCCTACTTGAGAGATGTTCAAGCTAAGAGAGGTATTTACGATTTCAGAGTTATTTGTGACGAAACCAATAACACTCCAAATGTCATTGACAACAATGAATTTAGAGCTGATATCTTCCTGAAGCCAACCAAGTCTATCAACTTCGTCACCTTGACGTTCGTTGCTACCAGAACTGGTGTTGACTTCGAAGAAGTAATTGGTACTGTTTGATTATATTAAATAACTACTAGGAGGATCAAAAAATGGCAGAGACCAAATCACTATCACAATTCAAATCTAGATTAGCGGGCGGTGGCGCCCGCCCCAATCTATTTGAAGTTTCAATTCCATCATTCCCATCAGCAATTTCTGATGCCTGGGGTAGTGGAGACCAGTCTGAGAATGGAACATTTAAGTTCCTTTGTAAGGCTGCAGCCCTTCCAGCTTCAAACACACCTTCATTCAATGTACCTTTTAGGGGTAGACAATTGAAGGTTGCTGGAGACAGAACGTTCGATCCATGGGAAGTTACAATCATCAATGATGAGGACTTCCAACTTAGAACAGCGTTCGAGAGATGGGCAAACACTATCAGTAAGCTCGATGATGCAACTGGTGTTACCAACCCATCATCGTATATGACTGACGCATATGTTCAACAACTCGGTAGAGGTGCTGAAAGATTTGCAACCACCAATGAAGGTGGTCAGTCCGCGGTTCTGAGGACGTATAAGTTCTTCGATATTTTCCCAACAAATATCAGTCAAATCGCACTGTCATACGATAGTGGAGATGCGTTAGAAGAATTTACGGTATCATTCGATGTTCAATATTATACTATCGGCAACTCACTGGAGTCTTCTGGTAGTAATAATGGTGAAGTTTTGATTGAATGATAAATAACTAGGAGATACACTTCTAGTAAATATATTGCAATGGCGAGACTATTTGGTTACTCAATTGAAGATAGCGAAAAGACACCGCCTAGCGTAGTATCTCCGGTTCCACCCAATAATCAGGATGGATCGGAGAACTATGTTAGTAGCGGTTTTTTTGGTAGCTACGTAGATATTGAAGGGGTATATAAAAACGAGACCGATCTCATCAGACGGTATCGTCAGATGGCACTCTATCCAGAATGTGATAGTGCAATCGAAGATATTGTAAACGAAGCAATTGTTTCAGACACAAATGATACTCCGGTATCAATCGAACTGTCTAATCTAAGTGCAAGTGATAACATCAAGAAAAAGGTAAGAGAAGAGTTTAGATACATTCTCGAACTTCTTGACTTTGATAAGAAGGCACACGAAATCTTTAGGAATTGGTATATTGACGGAAGACTTTACTACAATAAAGTCATTGACCAAAAGAAACCACAAGATGGTATTCAAGAGCTGAGGTATATTGACTCAGCCAAAATGCGTTATGTTCGTAAGTTGAAGAAGAAGGGTCCTGATAGTGTTCAGACCGCACAAACCGCATTTACGAATAACAATGAAACTGCATACGATTTTCCAGAGATAGAAGAGTTCTTCATCTATACTCCAGATGCTCGTACTGGTACTGGGTACGGTGGTAATCCACAGAAGGGAGTCAAGATGACTCGTGATTCTGTTACCTATTGTACGTCTGGTCTGGTAGATAGGAACAAAGGACTTACATTGTCCTGGATGCATAAGGCAATCAAACCACTCAATCAGTTGATGATGATTGAGGATAGTTTGGTTATCTACAGACTATCAAGAGCACCAGAACGTAGAATCTTCTACATTGACGTTGGCAATCTTCCTAAGCAGAAGGCAGAACAGTATCTGCGTGATGTCATGATGCGTTATAGAAACAAACTTGTATATGATGCAAACACTGGTGAACTTCGTGATGATAAGAAGTTCATGTCTATGATGGAAGACTTCTGGTTGCCTAGAAGAGAAGGTGGTCGTGGTACTGAAATTACAACACTTCCTGGTGGTCAGAACCTTGGTGAAATTACTGACATCAACTACTTTCAGAGAAAACTTTATAGAGCTCTGAATGTTCCTGAAACCAGAATTGAAGGTGAAGGTTCTGGTATGTCATTGGGTCGTTCTTCTGAAATCTTGAGAGATGAAGTTAAGTTCTCCAAGTTTGTCGGAAGAATGAGAAAGAGATTCTCTGATATGTTTAACGACATGTTGAGAACTCAACTACTTCTGAAGAATATTGTGACTCCCGAAGATTGGGAGTACATGGCAGACCATATTCAATATGACTTCCTGTATGACAATCACTTTGCAGAACTCAAAGATGCAGAGTTGATGACAGAGAGAATCAATCTTGCAACAATGATGGAACCATATATCGGTAAATATTACTCTTCTGAGTATGTAAGAAGAAATATCTTCCGTCAGACTGATGATGAAATCATTGAACAAGATAAACTGATTGAAAAAGAAATTGAAAATGGTGTAATTCCTGACCCCAATGCAATTGCAATGGACCCTGAAATGGGTGGTGCTCCAGGAATGGGTGGTGCAATTCCACCTGATACTGGTGGTGGTGATGCAATTCAATCACCAGAAGTACCTAAAGATCCTGCAGGACAAAAGAATCCAGCGGGTGGCATAATCTAAATAAACTTTAAAGTAATCATTAATCAACATGGATGACCTTATGGACATGCTCGTCAAAGATGACGAGTCTGCATCACAAATCAGTGATAAAATCAAAGACATTTTGTTTGCAAAGAGTGCAGAACAGATTGAAACTATCAGACCAAACGTTGCTGCATCAATTTTTGATGAGCCTGTTTCGGATGAGGAAATTGAATCTGAGGTATAAGTAGAACCTTCAGAAGAAGAGTAATACTAAATACCTTTATAAGTAACTATTGTAATTAAAATAATGGGAGCGACACGACCAGTAGGAGTCAATACTACTTTTGCAACAAGTACTTCTTCTACTCAAACATCAGCAATTCCGCAACAATCTGATACTATTAGAGTTGTAGCAGTGGGTGCAGGGGTTCATATTGCATATGGTAATAACCCAACTGCAACTTCTTCAAATTTCTTTGTAGCTACAACGGATACTGCAGAGATTTCACTTGGACCTGTAGCATCTCAAAGAGTTGTTGCATATACTAAAGGAACTACTACGACTCTAGATTTTCCAGAAGGAACTGGATGTCCTTTTGGTCCAGGAGAAGCCGTATCGTTGACTGTTGATGGTCAAGCAGCATTTGATTTTGAACATCAAAACGTTCTATCAGTTAATAACACATCTGGTCGTGATGGATTTTTTGGTACACGATGTGTCATTGATTATAATTCTTCCTCTGTTGTAGGAACATTTGATCCAAAATATGCGACATTGAGAAGGTCAATTAAGGTTGCCGCAGTTACAGCATCTGGAACTGGCACCGTTCACATCCAACAAGTACAAAGATCCTGAGAACAATGAGACTTATCAGAGAAGAAATCGAAACAGTTGATTTTATCGTTGAAGAAAAGAACGGTAAAAAGAGTATGTTCATTGAAGGTATCTTCCTTCAAGGAGACATCTGTAATCGTAATGGAAGAATGTATCAAATGGAGGGCCTGAGAAAGGAAGTCCAACGATACACAGAAAACCATATTGATTGTGGTAGGGCCCTTGGAGAACTAGGCCACCCAGATGGCCCAACAGTAAACTTGGATCGTGTCAGTCACAAAATTGTTTCATTAAGAGAAAGTGGGACAAACTTTATTGGTAAGGCCAAAATTCTTTCAACCCCAATGGGTCAGATTGCACAATCACTTATTGGTGAAGGTGTCAAATTGGGTGTTTCTTCTAGAGGCATCGGATCACTGACCCAAACTAAAGAAGGTATCAACGTTGTTGGTTCCGACTTTATGTTGGCAACCGCTGCTGACATTGTAGCAGACCCTTCTGCACCTGATGCTTTCGTTGAAGGTATCATGGAAGGTAAAGAATGGATCTGGGATGGTGGCATCCTTAGGGAACAACAAGCCGCCAAAACTTACAAGCATATCAATACACTTGTAACAACTAAGCAACTTGACGAGCAAAAGCTCGACCTTTTCAACAACTTTTTGAACAATCTTTAAAAGGTATTGAAATAAACAAATTATAAATAAATATAGATTAAAAAAGGTTAATCGGAGTACCCTCAAATGTCTCGTGGAGATTTACAAGAAATGGAGCAATCTAAAACTGCTGTGAACGCCAACGCTAAATCTGCTGAACCAATGCAGAAGCTATCAAATCCCGGCGAAGGTCTTTCACCTTCTTACGAGGATTTGGGCGGTCCAACACCAGAAAACTACAAAGTTGACGATGATTCGGCAAAGCTCAAAGAGCCTATGATCAAAACAGTTAACGATGTAGTTAATTCAAAAGTCGCCAAGGCTGATGCAATGAAAAAAATGGCTAAGGAAGAAATCGAATCTACTGAAGAAGAAGTTCTTGAAGAAGAAGAGATTGTTTCTGAAGACGAAGGCATCGACATTGAAGAAGATGTAAACGCACTTCTCGGTGGCGAAGAGCTCTCCGAAGAATTCAAAGAAAAGGCTAAGGTCATCTTTGAAGCCGCACTAACCTCTAAAATCAAAGAAATCCAGGAAACCCTGGAAGTTCAGTTTGAAGCCAAACTGGACGAAGAAAGAGAAGCCCTTAAGGAATCTCTTACTGAAAGAGTTGACTCTTATCTTGAGTATGTCTGCGAAGAGTGGATGAAAGAGAATGAGTTGGCAATCGAACATGGTCTCAAGACCGAAATGACAGAATCCTTCCTCTCTGGAATGAAGGGTCTATTTGAAGAGCATTATGTAACAATCCCTGAAGAGAAATATGATGTTCTTGAGAGCATGGTAGACAAACTTGATGATATGGAGACAAAACTCAACGAGCAAATCGATAAGAATATCGGCCTGAACAAGCGTCTTGCCGAGTCAGTTTCTGATAATATTCTTGATAACGTTTCTGAAGGCCTTGCAGCCACACAGAAAGAGAAGCTCGCTTCACTCGCTGAAAGTATTGAGTTTGAAAGTGAAGAAGAATATCGTGAAAAGCTGGAAACACTGAAGGAGTCTTACTTCTCCAGAACTCCAACTACAAAATCTGACGCTCCCCAAACCCTTTCCGAGGGTGTGGATAGTACCCCTGCTCCTGTTGCAGGAACCATGGATGCATATCTCAGAACACTGGGTGCGTTCAAAAACTGAATTTAACATTCATTCAAACAAAACAAACTATTAGGTAAAGCAAATGTTTCAATCTGAGCATCTGCAGGAAAAGTGGAGTCCACTTCTCGACTATGAAGGCCTTGATCCAATCAAGGATTCACACCGTAGAAGCGTAACCGCAGTCCTGCTCGAGAACCAAGAAAAATTCCTCCGTGAGGAAGCAGCATTCAGTCAGGGTATCAACCTGATGGAATCCCCCACTAACTCTGCAGGTAGTAACCCTACTGGTTTCTCCGCAAACGCAACCGCAACAGGACCTGTTGCTGGTTTCGACCCCGTTCTGATCTCCTTGATCAGACGTGCAATGCCTAACCTGGTCGCATATGACCTGGCTGGCGTTCAGCCAATGAACGGTCCTACTGGACTCATCTTCGCGATGCGTTCACGTTACGAGAATCAGTCTGGTACCGAAGCACTGTTCGACGAGGCAAATACAGCATTCGCTGGTCAGGATGACGGCTTCAATCTTGAAGGTGGTTTCTCTGACGGTCCTGTTGGCCTTGGTACTACGGCACAGAATGGTCCTAACCCCGCAGTTCTGAACCCCGTTGGTACTGCAACCACGAACCCCTCACCATATAACGTTGGT